CTTCTGTCGCTTCGACCGCGCCCCGCTCAACCATATTCTGGTATGAGAGGGCGCAGTCATTACAAGCATAAATGTAATGAGGCATCAGTTAACAATTTCCACTTCTATAGTCTTAAGAACCATCAAACACGCATGCTCACCAAGGAGCAAAATCCGCTCGCCTTCGTAGAAACCGGATGACGGCTCGATAGTCGAAAGAGGTCTATTGAGGAAAGTGATTACATCACCTACTTTGACGTCTTTCACTTTCGGCCCAACACCGATTACCACACCTTCTTCTTTATACCGATCCTTCTCAGCAAGAACGATTGTGCTGTCATTTGGCTCTTGCCAAACAGCAACATAATCATTTAAAGGAGTCACGATCTTAATCTGCCTAGCAGTATCACTATGAATTACTGGAGAAGTAGCCTCCATATAAGCCGTAGGGCCATCAAGATTATATCCAATAGTCTCTTCCGACAACAACTTCTCTGACTTAGGTATAGCCATCAATATTCCTCCTGATCGTAGTTACGATTCCCGAACAGTCATCGTCTCATAGTTAATCTCACAACTTATAGTATCATGCTTAGGCCCATTCCGATTCTTGGCCACAAACATTCTCATACGAGGAGGGTTAGCAGTCCTCTCCTGATTGTTCTGATTAAGACTTATGACGTAATCCAAAGCGAACTGTTTGCCAAAGCTCTCAGCAGCCTTTGTTAAGTCAGCAGTCTCCTCGCTCGCACCGCTACGATTCGTCTGAGTAGCCGTAAAGACGAGGACATTTTCATTCTTGGCTAAACCTCTAATCTCAGTAGCAACGTGCTTCTGTCTTGTATAATCATCCTTGTTATAAGAAGGATTTCTACTGATCATAAGATCCATGTAATCCAAAATAACAACATCAGGACGCCAATTCTCCTTACGCTTTAGACTGTCTATCAAAGCATAAATGTGATTAACACTACATTCATCAGGAGCCATCTCATGAATCAACAACCGCTTATTAAGCGAGTGCTTTAATTGGTTCATGATCCTACGAATCATATCTTGATGATCATTGATCTCATCCATTTTAATGCCAGTGGTGGTGCCTATCGCACGTAATGCAGTCTTAAGTGCGCTCATCTCAAACGTGATGAACAGCACATCCTGGCCATTCTTACCATCACCACTAGGCCCTCTCAGAGACGAAATAGCATTGTTTACCAACACGACCGACTTACCCACATTAGTAGGAGCTAGCCAACACACCACTTCTTTAGGCGAAGGACCACCATTATTAAGGCATCTGTCAAGTCTGGGAAACCCAGTCGTCCTATGCTCAACAGCTTCTGATTGGAAAAGGATCTCAAAATTATCTAGAAACCAAAAACCCTTATCGCCAACATCAGCAATCCTGTTGGCTTCATTAACTATCTTCTCGATATATTCATAATTTTCGCTGTTATACGCTTCGATAGCCTCCTCTGAATAAAGAAGACCAAAGGCACGTAATTTGGCCCATTTTAACAGTGAATCTTTTATGATAGGGATATCACGAGGATTAGACGGCTTCTCAATAATTGGTAATATTATCTCAAATGGGTCACTAGATGTGAGCTTGTTTTCGATAACATCACGCAATATATTGCGTGTAGGTATTACGCCAAATTGTTCATAGAGATTTAACATCTCTGCTATCACAAACCTACATTCAAGTCTGTTGAATAGATCTGGTTTTAAAAAATTGATCACACCAGAAACAAAATCTGGGTGATCAAGAGCTAATGCAATTATTGCTTCCTCTTGATGCGGCCCAAACGGTTTAGGTGTTCCTTCACTCTCCAACTCGTTTAGCCTATCGAGAGTACTCATGTGCAGTTCTTACTTCTTTTAGCTTGGATTGCTGCTAGGTTTTGTTGCGCCTTAGCCTCAGCCAAGACAAGTGCTTCACATTGCGATATCAACTCGCCTTCACTGAAATACAGCACAGCACCGCTGATTATAGAAGTCCTGTCTCCATAGAGACTAGGATTCTGCGGCTGTGATATCTGAGCCTGAATTGTATAAACCCAAGACCCATTATACTGTTGAACACTAGCTATTTGAACCGTCTCCAGAAAGCCAAGCGCAGCAGATTCTTTAATGTAAGCAACGTTTCCAATGTCATATTTCGGCGCTACCATCACTCACCCCCATCTAAAATTGCGTCTTCTAAGCCGTCGGCGTCTTCTTCTAACTCAATTTCAATCTGGTAATTTTGGCGTAACTCTAGATCACCAAACATCTTAGAATAAGTCGTTTTCTTAATTTCCATTATAAGCTCTGTCTTAGTGCGAAGAGTCTCGATAGCAGCAGACATCCCATTGCCGATTGTTTCGCCCCCAAAGCTAATGAAATTACCTTTCCTAGTGCATACGTTATGCTTACTGGCCAACTCCATCAGACTAGCCACTTCATCGATGCCATGGATATTGCGCGGTGGCTTACCGACACAAATATCGTATTCCTCGACCAAGAATGGTGCCGCCACTTTATTCTTTATGACTTTTGTTCTCGTCCTAAAGGCATAAATGTCATCCTTCTCCTTAATAGGAGCCAATTTCTTTATCTCCATACGAACTGAAGCATAAAACTTCAGAGCCCTACCTCCAGGAGTCATTTCAGGATTTCCGAAAACCAAGCCGACCTTTTCTCTCAGCTGATTGATAAAAATGATCGTGGTCTTAGTCTTATTACACACTCCTTTGATCTTACCCAAACCTTTGCCCATTAACTGAGCAAGAGCCCCCATGTTCGCAGCGCCAATATCTCCTTCAAGCATGGCTTTAGGGGTTAGAGCAGCCACAGAATCTACAATTACCAAGTCAACTAATCCTGAGCTCACCAAGCTCTCTATTATCTCAAAAGCTTGCTCACCAGAATCTGGCTGAGCCACGATCAGACTATCAATGTCCACACCGATTTTTCTGGCCCATTCAATATCTAGAGCGTGTTCTGCGTCGATGAACGCGCAGACACCATACCGTCCAGAATCCTCAAAAAAATTCTTCTGGCACGCTTTGACGATTTGCAAGCATGTAGTGGTCTTACCACCAGACTCAGGTCCGTGGATTTCTATGATTCGACCTCTTGGGATACCACCACAGCCTAACGCAAAATCTATCGCGGCGACATTAGTACTGAACACTTCTACGTTTACTATTGAACCTTTGCCTTGTGCGATCGCACCGCTTCCATGTTCTTTTTCGATTGATTTAAGGAGCTCTTTTAGGCTCCCTAGTGGTTTTTTCTCTTTGGCCATGATTGAGCATGTCTCCTAAATAGCTGAATACTTGTTTCATTGTTTTATCGTAGTCCATTATCTTCAACACATCACTTGAAGGGAGACGTATTACTGTTCTGTCTTTTGTAAGCAACACATCGTTTTCTATCAATGCGACGACGGTCCATGCACCTTCTGGTGTAGGCAGTTCATCTGTTTCCATAGAAATATATGAAACATTCTTTGTTGTAACTAAGAATACCTGATCAAATCTGCCAATAGTGCCCGATGATTCTTGTGCCATGGCAAATTTATCTTAGATGGAGGAAGATATGTCGAGAAAACCAGTGCTGAATAAGAACGACAAAGCTCTACTTGAAGCTATCAAAAGCATGTTGGGTGACGACTCCGAATTAGGATTGTCATTCCATGATAAAGAAGACGAAGAGTTAAACAGCGATGAACGCGGTTATGAATACTTACATAACGAAATAGATGAAATGTTCGCCCTAAAAGCAGCGGACCTACTGCATTCAGACGCAGCTAATCAAGCATTCCATAAAACACACAGTTACAAATATTTGGACGACCCTAAATTCAAAGTAGCGATGGAAAAAGAACTCGTGGCCCAAGGCATACCAGCCGAAGAACGAGCAAAATCAGTTGGATACATCGACGCCATCCTTAAGCAGCTCCAAAGCGAGAAAAAAGACTGGGCAGAAAAGGATTACGGCTTCAATCCACACCTTGATGAAGTTAAAGAAGCCAGCCGCCCAGAACAGCCATTAAACTTCACGATCCACGACAAAGATGGATATAGCGACGCTAACGTGGAGTGGGACAAGACAGACTTTAGTCCTGGTAGAACGCCAGACGATAAGTCATGAAATTAAAACAAATAAGAGAATCATTCCTGTCTAACAAAATAAGAGAGATTCAGCAAACTGAGCCTCTCTTCAAACGCCCCGGTATAAAATCTACGCCCTTATATGACGCAGAAAGAGGATTCGACTCTGGTTCCAGAGCGACATCGAGCGTCTCACAGACATCCGGAGTGCCGTTCAAGAGAAGACAGAGAAAATTCTTTAACATGAGCATCGGCCCAGAAGAGATGATGGTTCAATAAATCGATATATTCCCCAGGCCATTGCATTTAGGACATATAGTCGTAGCGTTATTATGCACTATAGTGGCCTCGCCTCTACAAAGAGGACAGTTCCTCATAGTGTTCTCATAGCCGTTACGAGCAAAGTCAGGAGTGCGATCATT